CGTTTAAGCTGAATAATGTTCAGAGATACTATATGGAGAATAAGAGTAGAAGGACACTGATATTGAAGGCTAGGCAGTTAGGATTGAGTTCTGTTATTCTCGCAGATATGTTTGTGGAGAGCATAACAGTACCCAATTCTACCTGTGTAGTCGTGAGTCATGAGCAACATGCTACAGAACGATTATTCAGTAAGATACATTTCTTCTATGAGACATTACAGACTCCAGTGAAGCCTGAGATGGGACATGGTAGTGCATCGGAGATTACCTTCCCAGAACTCAACAGCAGTATATATATTGGTACTGCTAGGAGTATGACATTTGGTAGAGGTGACACAATCAATAGATGTCATCTATCTGAGCTTGCATTTTATGATGACCCAGAGAGGATTATCAATGCAGTGGAAGAAGCTGTCCCTCTGGATGGGGAAGTAGTTGCAGAGACAAGTCCTAATGGGGAGAACTTGGTGTATGATATGTGGGGGAAGAGCAGGGAAGGCAGGAGTAGTTACAAGCCACTGTTCTTTCCCTGGTGGATTGCAGGGGATTATAGGCTACCTAGAGGATCTGATTATGCGTTAGAGTCTGATAGGGGGGATTTGGTTCTGTCTCCTGAAGAGCAGGACTTGATGGATAAGCAAGGTGTGAGTGAGGAGCAGTTGAGATGGAGGAGGATGAAGATAGCGGATAAGGGTGGTTTGTTCTATCAGGAATATCCAGAGGATGAACTTAACTGCTTCATTGCTGTGGGTGAGCCTGTATTTGATCCCTTCACATTGGATATGTTGGCGAAGGGTTGTTATCCTGGGAAGAATCATCCATCAGGAGCACATATATGGAGAGAACCTGAGAAGGATAGGAAGTATATTATTGGGGCTGACTGTTCTGCAGGGTCTGTATCCTATTCTGCTGCATCAGTGGTGGATGAATACTATAATGTGTGTGCTACATTTATGAGGAAGTTAGACCCAACTGTATTTGCTCATACATTGGAGGAGTTGGGTAGGTACTATAACAATGCTGAGTTGGCTATAGAGAGAAATGCACAGGGATATGCAGTACTTGCGGTACTGGAGAAGTATCCCAATAAGTATTATCAGAGGGATTATACTACTGGGAAGCAGACATCTAAAGTGGGATGGTGGACAAATGAGCAGACTAAATCGTTCATGTTCTCTACCTTTAAGGATGTGTTGCCCAGATTAAAGGTCTGGGATGTAAACTTGGTCAGACAGGCTAAGGGATATAGATACGTTGGATTGAAGCCTATGCCCCAGACATATGATGACTTATTGATTGCTACGATGATTGCAATAGCAGCAAAGAGGACTACTAGCGGTAGTCGTGGCATCATAGGTTTCACTAAAGCATGGAACGATTAGGAGGATAAATGGAATTAAAGTTAATGCTGGATAATGTTGATAAGTTGAGGAAGTCTTGGGACACAAGGCTGACTAAGTTTCAGGAGTGGATGAAACTGCTGAAGCTGACGGATGAGTTGAAGAAGACGGGTATGGAGTCCACTGTGACTAACTATCCCAGGACATTCTATAACTTAGCATTGTACTTTCTTACTGCTGGGTTGACACAGCATGTCTTGCCTCTAGCCAGTGATGACCCGATAGAGATGGATATACAGGCTAGATGTGAGAGAGCTTGTCAGTATATGTGGAAGAAGATTGATGAAAAACGAATGATGGGAGGGAAGCCTCCTTTTAAGACTGAGTTGGGATTTGATTTATTGGTGTTGGGATGGTATGCAGGACAGATTGCTTATGATGAGGTTACACAGGAGTTGAGACCTACTTTGTGGAATCCTGCACAAGCATTTCCCAGATATGAAGATGGACAACTAATTGAGTGTTTACATGAATATAGTTTAACTGGTGCTTCATTGATGAGGAAAGCCACTGCTAATAAGTGGAATTATACTACGAAGACACCAGACAAGGTTGTGACCCTGGATGATTACTACTACCTTGATGAGAAGGGCAACCTGATGAATGTGATTCTTGCTGATAGAAAGCCTATTACAGCAGAAGAGGTCAGGGAAGATATACTGCTATTGGTTTCTCCTGTTGGTGGATTCCCAGAAGAGGGAGTCATAGAGACAGGAGATGCATGGAAGGGATTGATAGGACAGTCCATTCTTGAACCTGATGCAGTAACGATAAGGAGTCATAATAGATGGGCTACATTCCTGCTGCAGATATTAAGAGATTCTGCTCAACCTAGATGGCAGGAGACCTCTACAGGTGAGCCTAAAGTAGACCCAGAGAAATTATATCAGAGAGGATTTGTAGCTCACTTCCAACCTGGAGAGGGCTTAATGCCTATTGCTACACCACCTATACCTATTGAGATGCAGTCACTGCTACTTACTATGGAGAAGGACTTGCAGAAGGGTGGATTCTCAGATTTACTGTATGGGTTGATGGAGGGTAGGACATCTGGTTATGCTTTGTCACAGATAGTAAGCACAGCTAATCAGGTGTTGATGCCATATCAGGAAGCTAAAGACTTCTTCATCTCTCAGTGTGATACATTCTTCTTGAATAGAATTAAGGAGGGTGGGAAGAAGTTTGTGATAAAGGGGAGAGTGTTGGAGGAGTTGATACCGAAGGAGATACCAGAGGATGTGACAGTGACATCATTTAGTGAGTTGGCTACACCGAAGGACTGGTTAGAGAAGGCTACAGTGGCTAACTACCTGAAGGATGTGTTGGATGAAGAGACAATACTGGAGGAGATATTGAAAGTACCAGATTTACAGGTGGTGAATAGAAGGAAGCAGTCAGATAGGGTAAGGAATCATCCTATGACACAGAACATTGAGTTGGCTGCTGCATATAACACCTATGCGAAGTATCTAGATTGGCGTGGGGATAAAGAGGGTGCTGCCAGATTTAGAAAGGCTGCACAGGCTATGGAAGCACAGTTATCTGCACCTGCTCCTGGTCAAGGGAATCCTGCAGAGATGACACAGATAAATGCACAGAGAGAGGCTGGTTCTCCTGCTAGACCACCTGGAGTAAATCCCACGATACTTCCACCTGAAGCGTTGAATATAAGGAGATAATAAATGGCCGATGAAGAGCTACAGTACACTGCAGTAAAGGGTGCTTTCTCTCTGCCATCCTACTTTGGTGAGGATGATGCAGCGAGATTGCAGAGACAGCAAGCATTACTGGAACAACAGACAGAGGTAGCAGGGAGTTATCAAGGATATGAGCAGAAACCCTGGTATGAAAGGGCTGCTAGAGCAGTAGGAGCTTGGCTTCCCTTAGAGAAACTTCCTGTTCCTATGTTCCAGTATGGATTGACTCCTGGAGAGACTGCAGGGTTTGCTACACAGACTGCTGCAGAAGTAGATGACCTACTCAGGAAGCAGCGTGTCACTATTGAGGCTCAGAGAATCATTGAGACTATCAATATGTTTAGGACTGCAGGGATTACTGCAGCGAATGAAGGGCAGTTAGAGAGTCTTCTTGACCCTATACAGGGAGTGGATTGGTCACAGGAGGATAGGGATTGGATGATGGATTATGCTAAGAAATCTCTACTCTCTACTACTGAGGGAGGATTAGCTGGAGAGCCTACTGGATTCAATCCTGAAGACTTGCTGACACCAACTAAAGAAGGTCAGATGTTCTTAACTGCTGAAGAGAGAAGCCTTGTTGCTTCCACTGTAGCTTTTTCTAAGGATATATCTACAGTGCTGGGTGCATTGAGAGAGATGTACACACCCATTACTCCTACAAAGGAACAAGCACAGGATGATTTGACTGCGAATGTGAAGTTGTGGTTTGGTCAGACAGGACTAAACTATGATGAGGATAAGACAGTTCAGGAGAACTATCTGGTGCTACAAGATTATTTGGACGCAAATAAGATGTCCCTTGTTGCACAGTGGGATTGGTTGAAGCAGAATGACCCTGTTGCATATGAACAACAAATAGCACAGTACAAGTTTACACCATATCCTAGAGATGAGAATAATAATCCTGTGTATAATCCCAGTGAGCAGAATGTGATAGAGGGATTTGGGTATGTGGAAGAGAGTCAGGCGAAGGATAGTTGGGATGACCTGGTTGTTGCTGGAAGGGGAGGGATGGCATTACCTGCAAAGAGGACATTTGGTGCTATACTTCCATCATACTTACTATACTCTGAAATACCTAGCTTTGAGGAAGAGCAATCAATATGGAGCAGGACAATGGAAGTTATACTCTCACCTGTTCCATGGTATTTTATGTTTCTGCCTGATAATGTTAAAGTAGTATTGAATAAGTATACTGAAGAGAAGAGAGCAGGACTTGCTGCAAAGAACGCTTTATGGACAGAGGAGTTTGAGAAGTGGTATAAGGAACACCCTGACTTAGCTCCCAGACCTGAATATGAACAAGGGATTGGATATGCTGTTGGGCAGATAATAAAGAATCCTGATTTACTTCCTGGGTATCTATCACATCTATTCATAAGACAAGGATTACCTACCCTTACTGGTGTGGCTATTAGTACAGGTGTGACACTTGCTACAAAGAATCCTGTATTGGGTGGTGTTATAGCATCAGCATGGTTTATACCACAGAATATAGATAGCTTACAACAGGATTTGTTATCCTCTGGTGCTACATGGGAACAGGCTACAAGGTTGTCTGTACCCATTGGACTTGCTATATCGGCTGTGGAAGGGTTGGGTGATATACCATACCTGAGAGCATTGAATCCTGCATTTACTGGGATAGTAAGAGACAGTGTTACAGGTGAGTTTGTAAAGCTCACTACAAGACAGTTATTGAGGAAGGGGATTAGGACTGCTATGTATGAGGAATTGACTGAGACACTGGAAGAGGTTGTACAGCAGGTTATGCAAAATGCTACAGTGAAGACAATAGATAGGAGTAGAGGGATATTTGATGATATACCTGAAACTGTGCTGCAGACATTGGTTATGGTTGCTCCCTTCTCCTTATTCAGTGGTGGTATGTCAATCAAGAATGTGTATAATAACCTTCCTGTAGCAGAGATGCAGAAGGTGCATGATAAGGTTACTACGATGATGGAAGAGGAAGGAGTAACAGAGGAACAGGCATATCTCACTACTATTACTCATCTGGGGGAAACACAGGAAGGGTTGGAAGTGGTTGAGGCTGCAGTGGAGAAGACTAAAGCACAAGAGCCTTTAATAAGGGAAGAGGAAGAGGCAGAGAGATTGGTTGAGTTGAAGTCCTATGTTGGTACTAAGAAGTGGTTGGATGATACATTGAGGACTAGGGATTGGGCTGTGATTTCTGCTGAAGCCAATGCTAAGGAGAGGATGAAGCTGGATGCAAATAAGTTGAAGGCTCTTAATACTAAGAGAGGTGAAGAGCTTCGTGCATACTTAGCTGATAAGACTCCTTATAGCTTCTATCCTACAGTGTGGGTAGAGAATGGAGTTGAGGGGGAGCAGAGTTTCTTTGTGGAAGGGATTGATGCTGCTACTGCATCACAAATAGGTACTATGTTCAAACAGGATGGAGTATATGTTCCCTTTGGGTGGCTTAATAAGGATGGTACTTATCATCCTGGAGACCTAGCTAATGTGAGTGTTGATGGATTAGATTCTGCTAAGACTGTAGTTACTGTTAATGGAGAGAAACATGGATTTAGTGTGCCTACTGACTTTAAGCAGAAGCTGAAGTATGAGGAGGTATATAATCCTATTGCAAGAGAGAAGATGTTGAAGAGGTTGGCGAAGAAGTATGGATTAGAGGTTATCAATGAAGACCCTGGTGTGGACATCATGGATAGTGAGTATCATGATGAGGGAGGAGAGACCTGGATAGATGTAGGGACAGATAATATAGAGAATTATGTTACACTGAAGAAGGATAGTGATAAACAGGCTATAATAGACCTT